GTATGTCCTCAAAGGTTGTAGACTTTTGATCCCCCCTACCCCTTTCATGGTGTTACCGCCTTACGGTTGCCGAAGCCGCCGTCCTGGGTGGCTGTCTTGCGTGAATGGTCGGAACGTAGGCGAGGGATAAGCTCGTACTTGCGGTGGTCGCTCTCGATGAGCCTGTTGTAGGGAGGGTTATGATCTATGTCATAGGCTCCCCATTGTGCTTTGGGGATGTGGTGTCTGACCAGGACTTCGGCGCGTATCTTGCGCCACTCGGCATCGTAGCCACGTTTGTGCGGGGATGGCCTTGAGTCTTCGGGTCGTACGTAGCGGGGGTGAAGCGGGGCATGGTCGGCGCAATACCGGTCATGTGTGAGTTGCGGACATCCTATATGCTTACATGGTGTCGCTGGTGCAAATGGCATTGTGATTCGATCTTAACGGCGGGCTGTTTTGGATACTGCAATATTTATAAACTCTGCAATTTGTGATATTGTTTTCGCATGGGTGCGATCATGAGTCCTTGCCAGGCGGCGGCCGTTCTCAACTGTAGCGTGTGGCATGTGTATTATCTAATCCGCATGTCCAAGGTCAAATCGTTCAGGCTGGGCAGATCATGGCGTGTAGTGATCTGACTGCGATCCTGGCCGACTACCCGGCGATTCTTTCAGTGGATGATATCAAAATCATTCTGGGTGTTTCGGATTACAAAGTCATGAGGCTTGTAGTCAATGGCCAATTGAGATTCTACAATACCGATGGTGAGACTGTGATAACCAAGAGTGATCTGATTGATTATATAAACGGATTCAATTGAAAACGTGATTGAGTAGCCGGAGTGTCCCTGCGGGGAATGTCTTCCCTTCGCTAATGTATCGCCTGTATTTTTTCAGCCCCATATTGTACGCGGCGACGGCTCCGGGCCAGTATCCTATTACCTGGTGAAGATCGCTCAGGTGATGGATGCCTATGTCGATGGATACCCGCCACATCCAGGGATCTATCTTTTCTCCATCGTTGTACCGGTCCCCAAAGTAAACGAGATATTGATTGTTGAGCTGCATTATGCCCAGGTCGATGGATCCGTTAGTGTTGTAGTTGACTGCCTGTTCATTCCATCCAGATTCCCATTCGATCAAGGCGTGGGCAAGTGCTACAGGAACGTTGTATCTCAGGCATGTTTCCACAAAATGGGATTCCATGATGGTGGGGATGGAGGGCGATGCGCATACTTCCCTGGACAATAACAACGCAATCAGTGCAATTCCTGCATTTTTGCCATTTATTTTCATTGATTACCGCCAGATTGGCCGTATCTAATCCTACGGGTTACCCAGGCTTTGAGTGCACGTTTTCTGGACCGTCCGGGTTCGGCTATATCGGCGATCTTTTTGATCAGGTGGCCGTACATCAAAAAGCATTTGTCCATTAGCCTGTATTCAGGATCCTGCAATCGGCGTTTCTGGCATTCAGAATGGCTCAGGCATGCAAGGTTTTTCAGGGTGAGGTTGTTCCTGTTACCGTCCAGGTAAATTATCTTGTGCCCGGCCGGGATGGTGCCGTTGTGCTGCTCCCAGATCAACCTGGTCAGGTTGTGGCGGTTGCCCATGGTTGTGCACCTCCAGTATCCCTTGACGCTCCAGGTGTAGCGCCTGCCCTGGTAGACAAGCACCTGTCCGGCTGGCTTCCGTCCCATAATCGGGCCTTATTTCCCCGGTTCCAGAAAGCGCATATCCGTTCCGAAGGTTCCGTCTTTTGGTATTGCCTTCGTCGCGCGGATAAACTGCACCTCGGCGTTTGCCGCCTGGACAACTCCTATTCCCAGCTGTGCTATTACCTGTGCATCCTTGGAGTCAATCTTTTTTTCTGAGAGGTTTTTCATAGCCTGGATCATCAATTCCGCTGCTTCCATTACCATTGGCTTCATATTGAGTCCTCCTTGAAATGGTTGTTATGCGCCACGTCTAAGCTTTAAGACTATGTCGATGAAAACAAATACCAACACACCAATAGCCAGTGGAATAGTGACGCTTCCATCAATCCAATTTGACTGCACGTTCTCGATATAAGCGTCTTTACCCATTCTGTCTTGTATCAAGCTTGTAAAAGCCGAATGACATAGAAAGCCATGCAAAAAGTAATTGAAACTAACATACCTTTTGATTGTAATTTTCAATGTCTTGTATTCATCGTCCATTCAGCCCTCCTTCAGAGCGTTGTTAGATGTGATATCAGCTACCTTTTTACTCCAATAGTCTGCCATATAAGCGGCCGACATATTCCCAAGAACTCGGTTGAAGTATTCATCAAGACGGTTGAATTCCTCTTTTGTGTAAAGCAATAATGCTTGCGTTCTAAACATACAGCCTTTCGATCTGAACTCATCCTCCTTCATTTCCAGGCGTTTGATATACTCATCATGCATTCTTTCAATCTCGTTATACCTTGCGACTTGATCTTCGATAGTCGTGTCAAACTCACCAGTGAATAATGGAAATGTCTTTCTCAGATTGTTATTGATGCGGCTGACGGCTCTTTTTATTTTTTGTTCTCGTGTCAGTTTATATCCAGTCATGCTGACAGCGCCTCCAGCGCGAGGGCTCGAGCAAGCCCGACGGGAACAGCGTTTCCGATCTGCTTGACCTGATCTGTCTTTGTTCCGGCGAAGTCGTACCCTGAAGGGAAGCCTTGGGCCGCCGCTAGTTCGCGCGGATGTAGCATCCGAAGGGTGATGTCCAACCCGGCCTTGCCCTCGACAAGGGCGAATCTATCTTTTGTGGTCACGGTCGCGAGAGGGATCCGTGTTGGCACGGCATCACCGTTTCCGTAGTAGTGGACGATGAACGGTTCGACGAGGCCATGCCCGTTGCGGCCGCGAATCGTCGGTACCGGCTCATCCAATAATCGTGGCCTTCCAGGAGCATCTTGGTGGAGGATGAAGGGCTGTACGAGTCCGTAGCGATTCGAGCAGTCCTGCACTGGCAAGGGCTCGTCAAGGGAATGCACCCGCCCGTCTCCGGAGTTGAAGCGAACCAGGAAAGGCTCGGCCCACTCACCCCAGTATCTCTTGATTCCGGCTTGGATGCGGCGCATGGTGGCATCAGCCAACGGTGTTTTGCGGTTCCAAATGCTGGTTCCATGGATGTTCCAATCAATGATCTCGCGGGCGGCCTTCCACTGCGCACGTCCGAAAAGTCCTGGATCCTGTGCGTGTGACGGTTCGGGCCATACGATGCGCCCATGCCCACGGACAGCCTGCAAAAAGAAACGAGTCCGCGTGGTCGGATCTCCGTAGTCGGCTGCGCAAAGCAGGCGATGATCGACGCGGTAACCCAAGGCTTTCAGGCCATTCACAAAAGTATCGAATAACTTGCCACGACCTGAAGGCATGGGTTTTCCGTTCGCACCGAGCGGGCCCCAACTGATGAATTCGGGAACGTTCTCAATTATGATTCTTCTGATGTATAATTCGGAAAGCCATTTCATGATCAGCCAGGCAGAAGCACGACTCTGGTTGGATCGTGGGCGCCCGCCCCTTGCGTTGGAATGGTGTGTGCATTCCGGCGATGCCCAAAGTAAATCAATCTTTTCACCGGATCCGAAAACGGAAAGCGGATCTAGTTGTTCCAGACTCATGCAGTATGATCGCGTGTCTGGGTGGTTTCGCTTGTGCGTCTCGATGGCGATGTTCCAATGGTTCACCGCGGCAACATCATGGTGCCCGCCGATTTCGCCTATGGCCTGCATGATTCCGGTAGTCTCTCCACCTGCGCCGCAAAATAAGTCAGCAACACGGATCATGATTTCCTTTTGGTATTCATCAATTCCGAGTTTTCGTGAATGTTTCCAATGACTTCGCAGAACTGGTTTTGTTCGGCAGAAAGAATAAACTCGCACCACTGTTTGTCTTTAAGTTTTTTAATCATTATAAATGATGGACCCTGATAAATTATGCGTAAGGGAATACCGTTCAAACTGACAATATCCCCTTCGTAGATCGCTGTACCGTTTTTGTCTTTCAGGCCGGTAAATTGCTCGATATCAGCTTTTTCAATCCATATTCCCCAAAAACCACAATCATCCTCATTATTTATATTGAAAAGTTTCAGTCTCCCGGCATGCCCGTTTGGAAAATTCTCATCACCATTTGCGAACGTACCCGGCCAGCCAATTTCCAAAACCTCACCATATATATTTCTTGTTTTATCCCATGCCCTAAACTTTATTTCACGCATATCAACTCCTTAATCGATTTGTCATGTATTCATCATTTGCTGATCAGCCCTGCTGATACCATTCTTCGCTTCAGCTCTGCCTTTGAGAGGTCAAGATCTCCGATTGCGATTGAACATAAATTATTAATCATGTAGTCAAGCAGTTTTACCTGAGCCTCTCGTTTTGTCATCAAAGCGCTTGCGTTGCACCAAAACTTTTTTCCTTTTTTGTCAGTTATCTCCACCTGTATTATTCCGCCGTCAACTCTTACCACCGGGTTATAGTCATCTGTCTTTGAGAGCGAAGCATCAACTTCTGGGTAATATTTATTCCTTGCATCCATGAACCTACTCCTTTCGCGGATTGTCCGAGTATTGGCGCAGCCGATATGCGGCTGGACGTCGTCCTAACAAGGCTTACACCCATCGGTATAACATTTTCCCGTGTTATTGTAGTTTCCAGAAATCGCATACTTTCATTGGCTTGTTTTTTATTCCGGTAAATCCGCACAGGTGGTAGACGTAATATCCTGAATCCCAGCTGATCATGTTGGCGCACGTTTTGCAGGCACGATTGCGGTCATGGCTTTTACGGTAATGCAGGTTCTTCTGGATGATGGTCATACTAATTCATCAACTTTCCACGACCGTGGTTTAAAAGCATCATGCCAGAGCACCGGGCAGTATTTGGCGTATAGGTACTGCGAAACATATTTCATGATGTGACCCCTGCGGCCTTCTGATTCGCAAATTCTGCATAGTTTCAGCTCATTTTCGACGAAAGTACATTTCATCATTTCCACCACGTTTTCAGGTACGATGCCGTCAAGAATATCTTCTGAAATTACCATGACTTCGCCTCTGCGCCGAATTGAAACAAAGTAATTCATCCGAGCGTTCCCAATGCCAATAGGTTTGATTCAAGTATCATCGGGTCAGGTTCCTCGGACTTTTGTATTTGTTTCCAGGCTCCTTCGTGCAGCTCCCACATGGCTCCACACTTGCATCCAGCTGAGTCGGTGGTGTGGCGGATGGTGCCTTCGCAATGGGGGCATTTTTCGGGGGGTGGGGGGATTTTTTTCCGGTTGCGCATGGCTTCGCGTACCTGGTCGCCGATGGCGGCGGGTCCGGTCTTGTTTCGCAGGCATCGGGTCCAGGGGTCGGCGTCTGCGGCGTATTTGGAGACGCCGGCGGCCAGGAAGCCTTCGAAACTTTTGTATTCGGGGTCGGCGGCGTGTTCGGGGCTTCGGGTTATTCCGGAGTAGTTTTCAAGGGCGTTTTCGATTTCATCGTCGGTGTAGACTTTGATCGTTGCCAGGCAGGCGGCGAGGATGTCGGGTCGGAAATTGAGCGGGGTGTATCGACAGGGCGGTTTCAGTTCCTTGGCGTTCCAGATTTGTCTGGCGGTTTCGATGCGGGTTGTTCCGTCGGTCCTGTTCGGGTTGAGTTCATCCGAAAGTAAAAAAACGGGCGCTTCGGTCTTATATTCTTTTTCTTTCTCTTTATCTTCTTCTATATCTATATCTTGCCGTTTCACTTCGCGTTTCAGTAACGTTACTGTAACGTTACTTGGTGATGATTCGTCATTGTCTGTCTTTGGTTCCTCACTGGCCGCCCCGGACGTGACGGCCCGCTTTTTCTCTCTCCAATTGCGTACACGCTCGGCACTCTCAGACTCAACGTCCTGGTATTCGTGCCAGTTCACGATTGTTATGCTTTCGTCGTCGGCTATGGAAATAAAGCCTTTCTTGGAAAACGCGGTGAGCAGTTCGCCGAGGCGTGCTTCATCCACTATGCACAGGTAGGCAAGCACATCGCGCTCCATGGACACGACACCGTCGTCGTCAGCCCTGGTGAGCAGGGCCATCCATATAAAGCTGCATTCGTGACCGTATTTGGTAATCATGAATCTCAGCTTTTCGTCGTTCGGGGTGGAAATGTACAGCTTACGCCATGGTTTTTTCATTCTGCTTCCTCTGTTTTCTTTTCTTGGTTTCCGACCCTACACGGCCATGGTTGGTGTGCGTTGGCAGGTTGCAGGCGGAGCGCCTGGGAGCTGAAACAACAACCGTGTCGGGCATGGTGTTTTCCGTGAACCACAGGCGGGCTTCCATGTGGGTCATAGGTGGGACCTGGCGTGGTAGTACGCCTGCATGTCGCTCAGGTTTTCGAATACCGGTATGCCGATTTTCCCGGCCAGCTCTATCTCGATAGCCGCCCCGGATGAATCGTCGCAACCGTCCAAAGTGAACACCGCGTCGGCGTCCATCATGACGCGGATGCAGTCCCGCATGGCCTCTTCCCAGGTGCTTCCCGGCTTGACATGGTTGTGCGGTATGTACGGGTTGAATCCATGTCCCTCAAGGATTGCGGCGGCCGCCTCGAATGCCTCGCGGTTCTCTCCTGGCAGGCCGGTTACCGGGCCGGATATGTAAATCTTTTTCATACGGCTACCTCATTTGTTAAAAGACGTTTGGCTATCCAGACCTCGCCTCGGCCGGTAACGTAGGTTTTCGAGTACAGGTGGTCCACGCCGTTCATTTCGTAGGTGCTCTCACGGACGCGGAAGTACCCGGCGTCAACGTACTGCTGGTACGGAATCCAGCTTTCACCGCGGCGGAACATGATGCCCTGGTCGGCGAGCAGGTCGAAGATTTTCTGGGGGCCGATGCCGTTGATCTTTCCGATCTCCGAAAGGGTCTTGAGGCCGACGGCGTTGGTGATCCGGTCGGCGGCGGCGGCTGACGGGGCCAGCTCGGCTATGATGCGGTCCTTTTCGTCCAGGAGCTTCTGCGCCTCAAGGACGGCAAGTGCCAGGAGTTCCGGCCCCTTGGGTGCTTCGCTTTTTGTGTAGCTGCCGGTTTTCCGGATGGAGGGTAGCACCTCGGATGTCACCCATTTGCGGAAGCGGCGGGCTTCGGGCTTGTCGGACCGGAGAATGACCGAGTACAGGCCGGATTCGTTCACCATGGTCTTGAACGGGTTCCCGGGAGTACCATCCACCAGGCGGATAGTATTCTTTTCGTCATCCTCCAGGCGGTCCGCCACATTGCCCACGTTTGCTATTCCCAGAGCGGCGCATACGTCGGCAAGCATCCACCAGGGTTCGCCGTCTACCACGGACATGCGGATGGGGCGGTCCTCGAATTGTTTCTGGATGAGGTGGTTCATGGGTTTCCCTCCATCGACTGTATGGCGTTTTCCAAAGTTCCAACGGCTATCCACCGTCCGCAAAAATGCACGTACCACATTCCGAATTCCCGCTTCATTTCCCCTCCCGTTTAAATAAGAAACGCTCGGCTGGCCGGATCGACGGCCATTGGGGGTACAACCGGTTACCCGGCTTGCCACGGCGCGTGATGTCCCGCACCGGTTTATTCCCGCCCCGGAAGTGGAGTGGCTTCCATCAGGGACCGAACAGATTCGTGGAAGCGTCCGGCGTTGACCCGGTGACCTTCATCCGTAAACGGGGTCGTTTCTTGCCGCCTTACCCTTGCGGCCTCGCTTCCTCAGTCACTTTGTCGGTCGAGGCAGTAACCGCCTCTGGTATCCCACCGCTAGGGGCACCGTTGCCCACCCCGTATCGCCGGGGTCACGCGGTGTTTTTCCGGGCCACCCGCCCTTAAGGTTTCCGACCGGGTTCTAACCGGCTCTGTTATCCCTAATGGAAGCGGCGGGAGTCGAACCCGCTCACGCAGTCAGCGGGGAGAAGTGCGTTTCGGCTTCATCCGCTCTAGGTGGCCCAGCCACTTCACTTCCTTTTCTCCCGTCTCTCCGGGCTGTCGGGCTACTACTCGCCTTGTCGTCCGCTCAACCCCGAGCGGCTAGGTATGGAAGCGGCTGGAATCGAACCAGCTGGCCGAAGCCGTCCACAGTCCACAACTGGCCCGCCGCAGCGCTTATAGCCTACAGGCCCAGGACGTCGCTCCTGGAAAGCCCCGCGTATCCTTCGGCGGACTTTGCAACGCGGGGCCTAAAAACGCTGGTTTTCCTGCCCGTCGATATGCGCCAGCCCGCATACCAGGGCGTCAACCGAACAGCACTGGGCTGGGGTTTATGACACTTTCATTTTCAGTCAAGTTAAAAAGTATGAACACCGGTTCATTGTGGACGGTCTCGACAAGGATGGGTTCGGCCAAAATGGCCAATGCTTCACAGACCGCGTCAAGCGGTGCTGCTACTTCCTCCTTCAGGTCGGTCTTGGTCTCTAACAGGATGGTGAACCCAAGCGCGGGTTCGTTGGTCGGCGCATACGCCGCCGCTGTTGCCGACATAGCGACCAGCAGACATGCCAGCAACAGCAGGAGTTTACCGGTTTTCATTTCAGGCACCTCCTAAGATGTTTCCAGCCCATGCGGGCAAGGATTTCCGGATGTTGTCCGATTACCGGATGTTGTCCCCTACGGTCTCCGGGGCGGGAGCCACAATCCAACCGCCGGGCCGAAACACCGTGCGGGAATTACCTGGTTAAAAAAGCGTTGCCTGCGTGCTGTCCTGGGCGAGTCCCGCAAGCTGCAGGCGCAGGGTCTCAAGCTGGCGCCCAACCTGTTCCAGACGGCCGCCGGTGCGTCTGGCCTCATGGTCAAGGCCGAACAGATCCAGGCGGATGTCGGCGATTTTCTCTTCAATGCCGGCGGCGTTCATACGGCCTTGACCTCGACCAGGTGCACTTCCGGGTAGCGCCACAGCAGCAGGGTACGCTTGATCTTGTACACCGGGGTTTCCATACCCTTCACGTCCTCGACGATGGTTTTACCGGTGGACGTCTCAAAGTAGCGGAAATCGGCGCGGTACTTGATCGCCCGCATCTTTCCGAATTCAGCTGAGGTGAAGCCAGGGATCAGGACGTACTCGGTCTGGCGTTCCAGGTTGGTGATCTCTCCGGCGCGCTCCATGTGCAGCAGGACGATGTAGCGGTGCATCTCGGCTTTTGAGTCGAAAAGCATGCCGTTATAAGTCCTGCAAGCCGCGGGAGCAACGCCGTACTTATGCATCAGGCTATAACCGTCATCCCGGGGAGGGCTTCTTCCAGAAACTTCTTGATCGACTGGCTGGCGAAATGCCGCCAGCGTCCGCCGTCTGCTTCGTACAGGCAGGCTCCGACAATGTTGTCCTCGGTGTCCACCAGTTTCATGCGGAAGAGGAACTCGCTTTCCGTCTGTTCGATATCACGGAAGGTGCGGTAAGGCCTGAGCCTGACAATGGCCGGTGCCGTTTCCTTTTTGGTGAGCGCGCCGGACACGCCGACAGCTACGCTTGTGGTCTGCGAAACGCCGTCGTCATCCAGGGAAAATGACTTTCCGCCCCGGACCTTCGATACGTACATGACGAGCTTTTCCAGATCCGGCGTCGGCTCGAACATGGACCTAAGCCCTACGACGAAAGATTCCACGTCCTGGTATTTCCCGAACGGAAATTCTTTCAGATTCGTATCCAGCTTTACGATTGCATAGCAGTCGCGGTGCCTGTCCTTGCCGTTGATGAGTGACACAAGTTCGACCGTGCCGGGGTTGTCGACCAGTATCAGTGATTGCTTGGGCAACAGCGAATCCATGTTTGGCCTTAAATATTCCACTAGCCCGGACAACGTGTGCATTTCCAGGGGTTTCGGGGTCGGTTCGTGGAAAACCGGTTTAAGCGGAAGCGGCGAGAAGGTAAGGCCGTCCAGCTCGACGAGCATGTTCTCTTTTGACAGCCGCTCGATTTGCTGTACTGCGGTTCCGTCCATTTACCTGGCCTCCTTCTTGAATGCCGTTACTGAGGATCCGATGTTTATCCCAAGATCATCTCCAAGCTCCTGCTGGCGCGGATCCGTGGTGTATGCCTGCAGCCTGCCATGCTCGCCGCCCAGGACGATGAACGATTCGTGCGGCTGGTTCGGTTCGAGCTTTGAGGTTACGGCTACCTTGGTTATCGCATGGTTCCGGTCCTTGTCCGGTTTCACGGTAACCTCGATCTTTACCCGGCGCACCGCATCCGGACGGGTATTCTCGTCCTGGATGTTTTCCAGCATCCGGTTCCACTCATTGCCAAACAGGTCAATGACCGCCCCTGAATTGAGCGTTTCCAGGGTAACGACGTGATAATCCATAAGCCCTCCATTCCTCTGAAATATAAAATCCCGATGCTAAAAGTCGTCCGCGTCGTCGTGGGTTCTTCCGCCGTTCTGGTTCTGCTGGCCCTGCTTTTTCTGATCCTCATTCTCGCAAAACAGGATCAGGTCCGGGGCTTTCTCTTTGCCCTTCTTGTCGTTCTTCCGTACGGTTATGCGTGACTTGACTCCGGGCCATTCCATCTCGCCGGAATAGAAAACCTGTTTATCACCGGAGTTCTTGTCCTGGTATTCATGCCTCCACAGAGCGCCGATCTTGATGCTCAAAAATGTCCTCCCTTTTTGCGTGTCAGCGGAAAGCCGCCGGTCCGGGGCGTCCTGTTCAGGGACAGCCATACCGATCCGATGCCGAAGGTCACGATGCCCAGCAAAATGGCCAGTGCAAGCAAGGCGTTTATGATTTGCATTCTTTCCTCCGTTTTGCTTCTACGACGGCCAGGCGGTCGCGCAGGCGACGTATCTTGGCGTCCATCCAGTCTTCCACTTTCTCCTCGCCGACTATGCGGGATGCGGACATCATCATGATGGTGACGTCCGCTATTTCCTCGGCCAGCTGGATCTGGTGCTCTTCCGTGGGGTTATTGAGCCAGCGGGCCATTGCGGCGGAGCATTCGCCCAGTTCCTCGATGGCTTTCACCAGCTGCGCTTCCGGGCCGTATTCGCGCAGGGCGCGGAGGATTGTTTCCTTGATCATGCGAGGCCCCTGGCCCTCCGGCGGGCGTTCAGCGGCAGTGCCTCCCATTCAGAGCGTCGATCAACCTCCGGGCGTTGCATCCACTCGCGCCAGACTGAAAGGGCATGAAGCGATCCAGACTGGGAGAAGTTCGGCATGCGCCATGGTTTTCCGTGGAAGTAGCGCTCGGGGTATCCAAGGGTGCGGGCGGCTTCCAAGGCGTTGACCCTTTTTTCATCTCGCATCCGCTCTATCGTCTCAAGCCGATCCATGATCCATCCCAGGGAACCGACTATATCCGTAGGGGCAGGGCGTACCGTGGCGGTCATCTGGCGGCCTCGATGGCGTCTGAAAGGCAGTAGGGGTCAGATTCCAGGCAGCCGGTCTGCTCCGAGAGCGCCGCCATAAGGTAGTCGGCGGCGAGCACGGCGTCGGAAGCGGCGGTGGCCAGGTTGTAGGGCGGGCCGTCGTCGTTCCTGGAGTCGCGGTCCATGAATTCCAGGTACCGGGGGTACAAAGCCAGCGCGATCTGCGCGCGCATAGGGTCGATTTTGGGGGATATCATGCGTTTGCTCCTGATGCAGGGTTCGCCTTGAAAAGGAAAGCCCCCATACTCATACTTGGTTTGTGGTAACCCAATACTTTCAGGAGGCTATTGATGAATGAACGAATGGAACGAAGGGCGAAGGCGCTGGAAATATCCGCGATCCTTCTTTCGTCCGCGACAACGACCATAAGCGTTACCGTCGAAGGAAAATCGGTGTATCCGAGCCTCAAGCCGGTTTCTATGGATGAAAAGAAGTCGGGACTGGCGCTCATTGCCGATTTCATCGACGAAGACCTAGCTCGTTTCCAATAGAAGCGGCAAACTCCTCCACGCTCTGCTGAGGAAGCGCATCGGTTGCTATGGTGACCGATGCCGGAACTCCCAGGGGCACTGTCATTACGCCGGTACGCAGGAATGTCTCAGCCAATTCCCGCGCCTGCCCGGCTCCCAGATCGGGAACCGCCCGCCCGCGCATGGCCGCCTCCACGATGGGACCGGCGGAAGGATCCATTGCCGTCAAAAGTAGCTGCCTGACGAATGGTCCGGCCTTTGCACCACGCAGTCCCAAAAAGTCACGAAAGCGATTGCCTTCGTCTGTTTCGAATGGTACGTCCACCGGGTAAGCGGTCCTAATCCGTGCGTTCACGTGTTTCATATAGTGATATTACCACAATTCACGTGTTTGTCAATAAAGAAAACACGGGTTTTTACGTATTATTTGTACGATAATATAAATATGAATAAGGATTTTCCCGGAAATCTTAAAAAGCTGATGACCATCAGCAAGATTTCAGCGAAAGACCTCTCCAAGTATTTAGCGCTTCAAGGGGAAGAGGTCAGTTACAGGACAATAGAAGGTTGGCGCGATTCACGTGGTGCTATTCCATCGGTATACACAGCGGCCTCTGTCGCCGAAATATTAGAAGTTTCTCTTGAGGAACTGGTTACTGGCATTCCTGAAAAGGTGGTTCCTCCGCGCCTTCGATCTCTTGTCGACGACCTTTTTATCCTGAACGAGGTTCAGATAGACCCGATTTTCCGTCTGGCGCATTCCTATGCTGCGGAGATCCGCGCGGAAAATGCCAATAAACCATCTGAACCCGACCCCGGAACGAAAGCAAACCGCACCGCCGCGCGTGGGTCCATACATCCCGTGCCTAGCAAGATCAGGAAGGAAGGCGATGCGTAATTCCCTGGTAAATGGCAAAAATATATATATTCCCAAAGAAACAGGACTGCGTAAGCGTGGAGATATTCCGGAACGGATTGTTTTCCATGACGATGAACATGCCGGAATCATCCTATAAGGACGCGGAGTCAGGCGCGCGTCTGGCACAGGAAAGCGTCGAAATGTTCCTGGCGCGTCTGGCATGTCGGGTTATCCCCGATTATTTCGATGGGGACACTAGACCCCGTCGGGATCCGAGTCCATCAGGATGATGATGCGCATTAGTAGGGTTCTTTCCACCTCGATCAGCTTGATTTCGGCGTGATCTCCGTCTTCCCGTGCCCGCCTGATATCATCCGACGCGGCCATTAGCCATAGAGACAGGATTTCCCTTAAGCGATCCTTGGTCATTGTGTCCAGGTGGGTCGCTTGCGGACCCTTATGTTTCTCCGACCGCCTGCCGTAGCTTTTCCATCGCGTCTGCAGGACATGGCCGGTAGTTCGAGGTCCGCTTGTCGCTGGACCATGCCCTGGCTGTCCGTTCAGATACCCCGGTAATCACTGCGATGTCCGAGTTTGACAAATTGTAGCGGGCCTTGAGCTCGCGGATATCTTCGCTTTGAGGCAGACAATGCTCCTATCGGAGCAACTCTTTCCTCCTTTCGAAGATGCCGGTCGCTTGTGGCTGGGCCAATGATAGTTCGAGAGTCTTAAAATGGCAAGAAATTGCCGAAATTTACCTCTAGGACAAAAATCTACGTGCGGGAATGTGGATTGTGGCCCATACTGGATGGCGGAGGTAAACATGACTGTATTTATTATTTGGTTGATCAGCGCGATTGTTTCAGGAATGGTCGGATCCGGTAAAGGGCGAACAGGTGCCGGCTGGGCTCTTGGCTTGCTGCTCGGACCCATCGGACTGATCATCATTTTCATCATGCCCGCTAATACCGAAAAATATGAGGCCAGGGCCGTGAACTCTGGCGAAATGAAAAAATGCCCCTTTTGCGCGGAACTGGTGAAGCAGGAAGCGGTCGTCTGCAAACACTGCGGAAAAGATCTGCCAGCCTAAAAAGAGGAATATTTTGAAACCATCACATCTATTCATTCGGGCTTCCATTTTTGTAGTCATTCTGACTACTTATTCATGCGTGATAACCAGGCCAATAACCCTGACTGATCAAAGAGATACGGTTTCAGGTGGCATGTCCTGGGTAACATCCATAGTCCCTGGCATGACTCAGGCTCTCAACAAGGAGTATGGGAAGGCAGCGATATTTGCCGGACTGACAGCCGCAACGGCAGTGTGGTACGGGCTAAGTAAAAACTATGCCGCAGTCGGGTTCGGCGAGATTGTCTTTTTCTACCAATACGCCGATGGGGTGTATTCAAGCAATGTATTCGAGGATCAGAAAGCCGAGATATTTCGTGCAGCTTATCTAGAAAAAGAGAACGCTATGGAAGTTGAAGCTCAAGAAAAAGAGAGAAACAAGGAAATGGCAACTCTTGAAAAATACGGCTTTTCTGCCAATCAGCTGGACGGAATTCGATATAGGCGTGAATTCTGGATAGGAATGCCTATTGAAGCGCTGTACGTATCCATGGGAAAGCCTGAAAAAGAAAACAGAACCGTAAATGAGTATACGGTACACATCCAGCATGTGTACGATGACAGCGATCTGCTTATCTATTCGGAAAATGGAATTGTTACCGCATGGCAGGATTAGTTGTGAAAGAACTTGAAGCCATGATCCAGGCGGGCGACACCAAGGGCGTTGCCCTGGCTGGAGTGCGGGCGATGCAAAATGGTGATGATCCAGGTCCATGGGATGACGCACTCGCCGCCGCCGTGCGCGTGCGTGATCTGGCCAGGCCGCCTATTGATCCTCCGATACCTGAGTAGCCCCACCCCTCGCCGCCTCCATCTTGTCGCGGATCGATACTGAACGCCTCAGGATGGTTGCGTCGTCGGGGTGCCGGTAGATAGCATTGGTTATGATGTTGGAGTGACCGGCGAGCATCAGCACTTCCTGGTCGTTCAGTGTTTCCAGGGCGTAGGTGACGAAACTATGCCGCAACCAGTACGGGGTCCAGCCCTCCGCGTCGTAGCCCAGGCGTTTTAGGGCACGCTCGAAAGCATCGCCAACCGCCGCCCCGGACACAGGAGGTCCGTCTGTGGCCGTAAACATGAATTCATCATCGGCGCCGTGGCGTGACTCTGCCCGCCAGATTGCCAGTTCCTGCACGGTGCGCATCTGGAGGTACCCCGCCCGGATCACATCGGTTTTAGTCCCCTTGATCTTTTCGGCTGTCCCCGACTCAACCCCGTAGCGGATGGGTAGGTACCGCTCCGCCGGGTAGTACGCACCCCATTTCAACGCCCGAACCTCTCCTGGCCTCGCGCCCGTGTCATTGAGCACGCACATGAGAGCCGCCCACATGGACGATCCCCACACCCGCACCAGCTCGCCATGGGAGGGCGGGAACAGCTTTGCCAGAACGTCCCTGGACAGGGCTGACCGTTTGCGTTCTGGCTCCTTGGAATATTTTACTATTCCAGCGCACGGATTCTCGGCGACGATCCCCTGATACACCCAGCGGTCGTACATAAGCTTTACGGAGTACAGCAGTTTGGATCTGGTGCCCTTGGATAGCGGCTTGATGGATACCGGCGTTTTCCGGCCCCGGCGGGCGGTGAACCGCATGGCGTCCAGGATGGTCCGGTCGATGTCGGAACCTTTCAGCTCGCGGGCGTCCCAATCGCCGAACAGCGGAACGATGTAGTTGACGATATGCCCCTGCCTGATGGACAGGCTGGCATCGGTCATGGGACGGCCTTTCTTCAGCTTGTCCTGGTACCAGGGGGCGGTTGCGTCGAAGAATCCTGGGGCAAGGTTACGAATCAGCAGCTTGGTATCCGGCTTGGACAAAAGGCGCGTCTTGTTCCGCTTTGCCCACTCCAACGCCCTCCCCCGGTCGCTCTCCGGGGTCATGTGGTACATCCCTGGGCTCTCCGCGAAACCCACCATATACCGCCCGGAGGCGCGGTCCAGCTTGTGCTTTATGTCCTTGACAGGTCTACCCATGCGTAGATTGTAGTACAGGCACGTAGTTTCGGGAAGAGTTTCGGGAAGGGAAAACGCAAGTGCCTATAATTACAGCACTTGCGCCTAAAAAATTAGCCCCTAGGGCTCAACTGCATGGTGCTTGCGTGTCAACTTACGCATATCCGCGCTTATTCTGCGTCCATTACCGCCTGTTTTTGCCTATCCCGCATGGGCTGGAAAGCGTTTCAGGCAGGATACTTCCCGAAACGATTACATTATTTTTTGAATTCCATATACTTTTGCTTGACAGTACCGCCATGGCGGTATATACTCTAATCATGGTTGCAGTAAGGCAGCCGAGACCTAAGCGAGCCACCCGAAAGGGAAGGCTTCAAGGATGGACAAGATGAACGATACCAGAATGTACAGAGTGTATGCCGAGAACATGGACGGAAAGCGCCGGTTTATTGCCAAGGCTCGTGCGGATCGCGGCGGGAATGGCCTCTTCGATCTTTACGCTGACAAGTGCGACGACGAAGAACAGGTTGTAATTTGTGAAATCGAAGAATCTGAAATCCAGTATACGGTGATAATCAACGGCCAAGACGGAATCTGGCAAAAAGCCTCCAGCATTCAGGCCGCGAAGTCAGCCGCCCGCAAAATGGCTAAATCGTACGGGCAAAGCGCCAGGCGAGCGTTGGTCAGGATGGTGGATGAGGATGGACAAGAATCCGTCATTGCCGAGCTGGCATCCGACGGTTACAACTGGGCAGGTCGCGGATCCTGGTTCGCACACTAATCACCCCCGGCCCCGCCACCGCGCGGGGCCTCATCATCTCCAAGGAGGCCCACCATGGGCAAAAAATCATCCATCTACCTGAGCGACGAAATCAAGGCGAAACTGCGCGTCCCGCCGCGCGGGCAGTCTACGGCCGTCTCCGCGACGATCGACCGCTATGACGCCCTGCTGGCCCCGGAAAAAAAACGGCTTGCGGTACAATTTTCGGAAGGCGAGTGGAACGCCATGCGGAACGCATGCAGCTCGGTGGCGTGGATCGGGGCAACTATTCGCGGCGGGGTGCTTGCTGATGTCCAGGACTCGCTGGACGACGAGCTGGCGATGTACGGCGCGGATCGCGCGGTATTGGAAGGTAAACTGTCCGGGTTGTCACCGGCGGCACAGTACGCCCTGGTAGAGATGATTGAGGCATGGTGGGAGGCGCAGGGACCAGCCAAGGGTGAGGATTGACGTGGATCTGTCCGGCGAGCGATTCGGTCGTTTGCTCGTATTGGAAAAAACACGGCTTAAGGACAAATGGGACCGATGCCTGTTGTACCGGTGCCGATGTGATTGCGGAGCTGAAATCCTGACCACGAGTACGATGCTCCGGCGCAGCCAGGTCCGGTCCTGCGGTTGCCTCCAGGCTGAGTCTCGCCTGCGGGATGTTGCGGGACAGCGCTTTGGACGGCTGGTGGCCTTCCGCCCGACCGGACGGATCGAGCGGGAAAGCTCTGTATGGATATGGGAATGTGACTGCGGTCGTCAGATCGAAGCCCGCCTGGACTCGGTACTTTATTCGGGAAAACGCTCATGCGGATGCCTGGCACGTGCCAATATAAAAAAGCAGGCCATAGCCATGCAGGAAAAATGCGGAAGGATTGAAGGCACAAGCCTCAGCCTTATCGGATCAAAAAACAAAACGAGGGATACCGCCAGCGGACGAGTCGGGGTGACTTTCAATTCCGTGCATGACAGGTGGTATGCACGGATAAGCTTCCAGGGCAGGGATATATGGCTCGGAGCTTACGACCGCGTCGAGGATGCTATCGAAGCAAGGATCGCAGCGGAGAAAAAGTATTTTGATCCATTCCTGGAACTACACCCATGCGCGGTTAAAAAATAATAGTGAAATACACAGGCCTACGCCGGATCCCGCACGGTGTTGGCGATGAGGAATTTCGATTCCTCGCGGTACGGATGATCGGCCATGTAGGCGGAATCATAGGTCCCCTCAACCAGGAATATACGCTCCTTTCCGTCCGCATACAAAAGATCATCCCCATACATGACAAAATCATGCTCGGCCCCGGCGGGAGCGACGGGTACACGGTCGCGGGCGTTGATGACCGTTCCGTTTTTGTCGGTGAGTGACCATACGCAGGTTTTCGGGGTGAAGTCCGCGCCGTCCACGTCCTTGAACGCTACGGATATGACGATGGAGCTGCCTTCGTTCGGCATCTCGTTCAGGGTGATCATAGTGCGGCCTCCATGGTGATGCGGTCTGTCTTGGCAGTGATGCCGATTCCGTCCTTTCGGGCGGTTATGGCGATGTTGGCGGTTTTACCGGTTATGGCGAGCTGAGCGGTCCGAGCGGATATCTCCGGCGATCCGGCGCGGCCCTGGATGGCCAGTCCACCGGAGCGGGCGGCTATCACGAGGGCCGGGGCCTTGGTTGTGGTGGGTACGTAGGGAGTTCCCGCGAATGGCCACCAGGACGGCCACCAGGATGCCGGAAAAATGCTCCACCGATTAGACATTGATCGTCACCGCCGACCGGTTGCCGTCCGCGTCGATCGTACCTGACACGCGGTCTGCAGTGTCGTTCAGGTCCCGGTACACGATGGGTCCGTCCGGAGCACCCGAAGCCTTGCCGGCAAGTACGGCAAGCAGCACCCGCATGGCCTGGCGGAGCGTGACCGTGCCTTCCACTGGCTCGTCGAGTATTCCGTCCACGGCTCCGGTCGAAAGCGTCATGGCGTCCCCGGGTGCGGCGCGGGTGGCGATGGCTGATTCCAGGAGCGATTCGTCAGCCGGGTCTGCGGGTAGCCGTGCATCCACTGCCCCTGCGTACGCGGCGGCGGCCTGGGAGGCGGCATTGTCGGGAGCGGTATAGGATAATCCGGCCAGGCGGCTGGATACCTGGGCGTCCATCCGGGCAAGCTCGGCGGCAAGCTCGGTACGGACTGCCGCTGCGTTGGTAGCGGCGCTGGGAATGTTGGAAACGGCCGCAGGGGCCACAGGGAGGTTGTCGGTCTTGGCCTTGATGGCCGTGATGTCCGAATTGGCAGGAGCTGTGTACCCGGCGGTTGCCAGGCGGGTCGAGACTGCCGCGTCCAGGTTGGCCAGTGCCGGGGCCTTGCTGGATGTGATCGCGCCCGCCGCAATCTTGGCGGCGGTTATGGCATCGTCGGCAAGTCCCATGAGGGATCCGACGGCCGCAGGGGCCACAGGGAGGTTGTCGGTCTTGGCCTTGATGGCCGCCACGCTCGCGCCGAGGAACGGGGTAGAGTCGCTGACTATCTGCGCCTGGGTGAGCGTTGAACGGGTTGATACGGGTTGATCCAGGTTGGAAAGCCCAAGACCGTTGGCGTCCTCGGGGTTGTACGCGACAACCTCAAGCAGCATATCCGCCGGGTCTGCCCCGGCGCCGGAAACGTGCAGGGCCAGGTCTCCCAAAGTGTCCAGGTGGGCGGTTGTGAGGGCAAGGGAATACCAGCCGCTTCCGCGATCGATGACTGCCGGGGAAATTCCAGCAAAGGCAGCCCCTGCCTTGCTGGCGGTGATGGTAAGGGTAAGGCCGGTTTTTCCGGTCACGTGGTCGGCCGAGTCAACCATGAGGACCATGATGGTCCTGGCCGTGGATTGCCTAACTGCTCGCATTGACGATCCTCCCGCGGGATACTCCGGACCCGCCCCCGGAAAGTGTACCCGTATATTCCGTCCCGTCGGCTCCATAGCCGGTCCCAAGCCTGACATCCCCTATGGCCGGCAACACCAGATCGCCGTCGTACTCGGTTCCTGTCGGTCCGTAATCCACTCCGTCGCGGACATCGTTGGCGGCTGGGTAGACCCCGGAGCCGTCAGGGCTTTCGATGTACCCGGATATTTCTATGTCAAGGTACGCCTGCTCACTTGTCTCAATTAGTCCAGCGCCTCCGCCGACAACGGCTATGCCCTGCCCCGGCCACAGGATAAGCTCACATTCGGATATCGCCCCGCGACGGTCTCCCGGCCAGATTTCGAACTCACTGCGGGAAAGCATCGACGGGTCAAGGGTTACGTTTCTGGTTTCCGATATGTACGGTCCAGCCCCTAACCATCTCCGGAAGCTGTCTAGACTCTGCTGATCGAGGACGGGGATGGGCAGGATGTTGTACCCGTGATAGTTGACAGGCACGCCATTCACGGCTGACGCGGGAAGGAACCGTGCCGCACCCCGCACCGCTGTCAGTTCGGTCAGGGTGTTGGCTGTGTCATGGGAGATGATCGTGCCGGGAGAGCCCGGGTAGTCTGGGGCTTGCGCCCCGCCACTCACTCGGACGATCCGGTAGGACGGGATGTTTTCTTCACCCATGTCGGGCAGACTGACGATCATCACCTGCAGGACGACGCCCGAACCTGCGCCGTTTATGAACGCGATTGAGGCCAGCCCTTTTTCAAGGGACGATCCTACGTCGCCGTCCCGGTACTTGTACGTCCGGCTTGTCCCTGCAACGCGCACAGTAACGCCGAAATGAAACGCTTGCGGCAGGCCGAATTCACGGCGGGTAAGGCAGAAGCCTTCGCCCTCGCGCAACACCAGCGGTTCGGTGTCGGAGTCGCCGTCAGCGTGCCAGACGTTGTGGCCCTCGCACGTTCTTCCGCTGTGGTCATTCGAGTCGCACACTCCCGGCGCACGCATCATGGCCTGGAAGCTGATGCTCTTGAGTATGGTGTAACTGGATATGCAATCACCGAACCGGCGCACGGTGGAAGTGATTGTCACGCTGTCCGGGTTCTCCACCAGCTTGACTTGCGCGGGGAGGTCAGCGGCGGCAGTATCGTACTTGAACGCGGCAACCTCGGCCCCGCCTGTCACCGCGCTGATCCTGTCAAGGCTGATTATTCCCTGATTTCCGAGCGGATTTGTCACGTCGGGATTGATCGGGCGGATCATGGTGCGGATCTCGCAGATGTGGACCGACTTGGTAGCATCGGCAGCGTTGTTGAACAATGCCGCCATGCCGTCGGCCCCGACGTCAGAGTCGCACCGCTCGAAGGTTGCCGTGAAACTCTTTCGCCCCATATCAGCTTGCCGCGTCCGTGAAGGTTATCTCAAACTCCATCGAAGTGACCGCACCTGCCCCGACGTTGAAGATATCGACCCCTTTCGTGTTACGGAAGACAATCGGTTCGAGGTTCGCGTCTCCACCAGTGGGGAAGAACACAATACCAACTGGTATCAGCACCTCCCAGTTTGCCTGCGTCACGCCCGTTGTGGTCGCCTCTTCAAGCAACCACATGAACCGCCTGAAGGTGGCCTCGGCTGTAGCCGTTCCGCCATGCACGCTGGTGATGCTGGTGAGGGCTGAGGAGTTGGTGTCGTGCGCGACGGGTGCGGCGGCTGTACCGGCAGACAGGGCGGACAGACGCCGGATGGACATGATACTTAGCGCCGCAGTGATCGCGGTGGTCTGCGTGTTGAAAATACAAAACCGGTACGCGCGCATGACACGCGCCCCGCCGTTAAAAAGACCTAGCATCGATTTCGCCGACGCAAACGCCACCGTCGCCTGTGATACCCAAGTTGCCGCCATGTTATATCTCCTCCTCGGCCAGATCAGCCGACCTTATCCACTCGACATTTCCGTCCTCAAGGACGACCTTACACCATTTCTCGCCAGTGTAGACGCGCGTGATGGCTACGACCTGCTCACCGAGCGTGGTGACGATCATGCGAATACCTTTTTCCCTTCTGACTTGTATGCGTCAAACAGGACTTTGTCTCCTGATCCGACTATGTTCTGCGTGACCATCATTAGGTCCAGGGCTTTTATGGTCTTGGCGCATTCATCCTTTACCTCACCCGGCCTCAGCGTCTTGTACCGATCCTTCTGTGTGCGCTTGGTGAATTCAACACAGCGAAGAACCTCTGCATTGGTGAGCGCTGTCTCGGTATCGATGATCCAGCCATCTCCGGACCACCACATTCTTGGTTGCTTCACTTTCCGCTCTCCTTTATTTAAAAGCTACCATGAGCCCGATAGTCACTGATTCAACAATCGCAACAACAATCCCTATTATTCCGGCAATCTTCCAGCGGTCCCGGCTCTTTTCAGCTCTTACGCCCTTATCGATTGCCAGCATCAAAGTTTTGCGCGCCTGGTCCCGTTCGTTCAGCATCGCTTCCCGTAAGCTCGTCAATTGCGCTGCGGATTGCCCTAACAAGGACGATGATTCGCTGAGCGCGGTCCGAGATTCCGCCAGCTGTTCGAGTAGCTTCCTCAAGTCCTCGGCTTGCCCGTTCGCTTCGGATTCTAACTCCGTCAAGAGCTGATCCAAGGTCCCCCAGCTCCCGCTCTGCCCGATCCCTGTATTCGTCGAGCTCGCGTTCGGCGGCGGCGAGACGCTTGGATCCATCAGATTCGGCGAGCCTTGAGCCAAGGAGATACCCGCCACCGAAAAGAAGCATGCAAAGAAACAGGCCGACAATAATAGCTGTGATAGTCCGCATTTCATGCCTCGCTCCTACCCCTCGAAATGGGGGCTATCCTTGCTCTTCCACCGGCGCCCGGCTTTCAATCCGTTCTTTTCGGCGATTTGTGCCATACGCTCCCACACCCAGTCCGGTGCATCCCAGGCGGCCTTGATTCCATCCCGGGAGGGGGCCGCGTCGAAAGCCATGCCGTCGATGTGCTTTGAGTCCAGCGTCCAGGTAGACGGGCGCGTATTCTCGTCCTTTGACGGTACCCAGGAAAGTCCGGCCGCCCGGAAGAATTCGCGGACCCACTCAAGATCGGTACGGGCATCCTCAGGCAGGGATCGGATCCGCGCCTTGACCGCGTAGGCCATCTGTACCGGAAGCGTCCTGAGAACTTCGACAAGCAGGATCCTGAATCCGGCACTTGCGATCTCCCTGTCTTCCGACATTTCACGGAACGCGGACTTCGCCTTGTCCCGAATGGCCGGGTTCAGATCATCCAGATTGGCTTTCATACCCTGCTCCCTATTTTTGATGCGAGTTCCGAGATATCCGCCCAGGTGGTAAAGAAAAGCAACAGGAGAACGGCTACCAGGCATGCAATACCTGGAACGAACACGAACCATCCCGTTGCCGAAAAGGAGAAGCCTCTCCATAACAGGCCGATGGCCGCGATGGAAAAGAAAAGCGCCAGTACCCGCCGTATGGAAACCGGACCCGGCTTGCCGTCGGCAGGAGCTTCCCTGAGCATGGTCATGCGCACCCCCCAGACCGTTCGGCCAGCCTGCAGTCAAGGATTTTGTCTGCTTCATCCAGGCAATCATCCGCAAGCACGGTCGGGCCATTCGCTCCCAGTTCCCGGAGCGCCGCGTTCTGGTGCCTCTGCGCCTTGATCAATAGCGGCTGGATGCGGTAGACCGCCTGCATTGAAGGACCAAGGGTACGCACCTCGCGCGTCATGGCCATTACCGACCGGACAACGGAGATGATCCCGGCCACAAGCGAGACGGCGACGGCCCCGATGGCGGCGTCCTGAAAAGTCATTGCGTGATCTATCATTCGGTCTCCCCTTCGTACAGCGGTTCGCCCTCGGCCAGCTTCTCCCCCAGATACGCCACCAGCTCCTCCGGCTTCTCAGCCCCCGGCTCCACGACATACCGGTGGAAGGCACGGGATACCTCGCTCGCCGTCCCGTCCTCGGCGGTCTCGGTCACGGCAATCACCTTTCGGACCTGTATGTGGCCGGATTCGAGTATCTCGACCTGATCTATACGCTCGGTTTTCTCAAGCATTGATGGCTCCTTTAGACGTAGTAATGTCCTTCCAAAATAATGACGTTCTGATCTGCTGTTGCCCCAGTGGTGAGATCATTCGCATCACAATTCAGCACGGTTCCGTCAGGAGTGTCCCTGTATACCAGATAGATGGAGGATTCGCCTGTCAAGATATATCCTGCCGATGGATAATCCCCTGCCCAAAGCGTAGCATATCCAACAGATATCGAAGCGTATGACGCAGGCACAAACGGGAGACCTGATACTTTGAGAGATCCTGCCGCACCTGCTATCGCAACAGAATCGGTACGGATAAATGCAGTTAATGTGACGAGCCTACCTATCTTTGTGTATTTAGCTTCCACAATATCCATTGTGTACGGAGTTGTCGGTGGCGTTGAGTTGGTATACGCGGGCGTCCACGTGCCTTCCTCGTACGCATCCAGCTCCTGCGCGTCGGTCGATGCCTGAGCACCACGGAAGCTGATACCACCCGCCGCGCTCCGAACCACCCTAGAGTCAGGCACGGCGGTCACGGCGTCGATGGGACCACTGAGGCGGGCCATGCCGGGCTTCTGGTAGAGTTCCCACACCTCTTCAGCACTCAGGGCGCGGTTGTAGATGCGGGGGTCGGCGATCCAGCCGCTAAATGATCCAACACTATTGCGTATCGATGTTCCTATATTGCAAGACGCCTGACCTATAGCGTCGTAATAGATAGAGGCCGGGACTCCGATGGTCAGTGATTTAATCAATACGCCGTTTTTGTAGAGGCTCATGGATGCGGAAGGAATAAAAACAAAGACCAGATGACAGTCGGCTGTGCATTCCGACCCTGCATCAGCAGTCAGGTTCACCCAATTGGTTCCGTCTCCAGAGATGTAAAAATCCGGTCGATTATTTGCTGAAAGCCCTGTATTTATACCTCTGGAACCGGCGGCGGATGACCTGCGTGTGAACAAGCTTGTAAGCACTGATCTTGCCTTGCCTTGCACCCAACATGAAAACGCGAATGCTCCAGTAAAATTGTTTTTGGTTACGTCTAGGGCAATATACTTGCTGTCTGTGTCGTCTCCAAGGTCAAACCCCTTCCCCGCCACTGTATCGACCGGAGTAGCGCCGTACACCGTGCCGTGGTTGCCGTTGCCGGAGGCGTCGAGGGCCTTGGTGGTGTAGGTGCCGTCGCCGATGTAGATGAATGATATTTCATAGACATCTAGGTTTGCCGATCCAGTCGAGCCGGGATATATTGCCTCGAACCACTCATTTGATGGAACACAGCTGAATATTTTCTCAGCAAGACCGTCGTATGATATATCCTGCGACCATATGGTTCCCGTGTTGTTGGAAAACCGTGCGTGCGTGGCCGACCCTGAGACCCTCTTTATCTTGGCCTTTATCGTTTTGCCGGTCAGCCCTGACCACTGTGCGCGGTAAATGAAAGGATTTGCCGCCGTAGCGGTTACAATCAGCGTCCCCGGTTTTGTGGTGTAATCGATGGTGCATCTTGTCCCTGCCCACCCATCCAGTGTGGCAAATACATCCTGAAAGTACGTCGTCCCCGCCGCGTTGTCCGGCCACTCGGGTACGTTGGCCTGCGGGGCGCAGACGAGGCCGGAGTTGAGGGGGGTCTGGGCGAGGACATCACGGCCGCCGACGAGATCGGCATCGAGCAATCCAGACCCACGGCTGGCCTTGTGGGCAATCTGGTTCAGGACTGTCTCGATGGCAGTCAGTGCGCTGGGGCGTGCGCCTTTTGCCGGGTCGCCCGCGACGAATCCTGCGGGAGTGAATGCTATGTCAGCCATGGAGCCTCCTGGTTATCCTGTCAGCTTGCGTGAGTAGGGACGTGATAGTGAAAACTGGAAACGGTACAGGCGAAGGGTGTCGTTGACACTGTCAATGAAAGCCACATCAGTCCCATTCAATGAGGCCAGCGCAGGACTCCCACCGCCAATGGTTAGTTTTCCCGCATCTGGGACCGCACTCCAATCACTGCCTGACCATCGATAGACTCTGAGGGCGTCGTTTATACTATCGACGAACGCCACATCTGATCCGTTTAGGGAGGAAAGGGCAGGCACGCCTGTTGCCGAAATGGCTAGTCCCGACCCAACTATATTCCAATTTGACCCTGACCATCGGTAGGTCCGTAGTTCATCATTCGAGCTGTCGATAAAAGCAACATCTGTTCCGTTCAACGCGGCAAGGGAAGGATAACCCGAACCTGAAATGCTCAGCGATGATCCTACCGAACTCCAGCTTGACCCGGACCAACGAAACACTCTTAGAAGGTTATGGTAAGAATTTATGAACGCCACATCCGTTCCGTTCAATGCGGCAAGAGCAGCGTATTCAGTGTTCGGCAAAGAAAATCCTGACCCGAGCAAACTCCAGCTCGATCCTGACCATCGGTAGGTCCGTAGTTGCTCATTCGAGCTGTCGATAAAAGCAACATCTGTTCCGTTCAACGCGGCAAGGGAAGGATAACCCGAACCTGAAATGGCTAGTCCCGACCCAACCATGCTCCAGCTTGTACCTGACCAACGATATACTCGTAATTCATCGTTCCCTGAGTCAATGAACGCCACATCAGTTCCGTTCAACGCGGCAAGGGAAGGGACGATGGCTCCGGAAATGGAGAGCGCTGTCCCGATCAGCGAAGGCCCTCCCCACTGCACACCACCTCCGAGTGTCCCCTCAAACTCTACGCCAGCGGACTTGCATGCTCCGCTGGCGCCCATGTAAAACCCAGCAGCAGTATCGTCAACAACCGCTCCCGCCGTGTCATATCGGCCCCCTACCCTGAATGTTTTTCGCACAAGCAGGTCGTTCGCCTCCACGTAACCAATAACAGCCGCCTGGAAGAATGCAAAATCGGTCTGCGTTGTCGAGTCGCTTGTGTAGTCGGACGCCGTGCCGTAGATGGCCACCGGCGGGTCAGACTGGTCCTTGTAGGCGATGATGTACGAGATGTCCGCAAGGGCCTGCATGATGTACTTGCGTTCCTCGGTCCTGACCCATGCGCTCCCGTCCCATAAAAACACCCCACGGTTTGCCGCGCCCGCGGTTACCGAATATTTGGTGTAGCAGTCGCCTATCGCATTGGCTGTCGGGGCGCTGGTCGCCTTCCCAAGGTATCGCGGGGTATAGGTCACCACTGCCGCATTGGCTGCCGCTTCAGCAGCGTTTGCCTTTGCTGTCGCGTCGTCGGAGGCAACCGTTATCGCCTCGTCACGGCGGGCCACGGCGTCGGCTATGGCGCGGGATTCCTCAACTGTCACGATGCCGTCGGCGTAGGCTTCGGCGGTCAGGCGGGCAACCTCAGCTTCTGCGTAGGCTAGGGCCTGGGACTTCTCCAGAACATTGGGGAGGATGGATGTATTGTAGGTATCCAGCCGTGTCTCATAGAGGGCGTCGGCGTACAGCTCGGCGCGGAATACAGGACCGAATGGCGTAGTCTCGTAGATTACGGAGTCATCAGCAACGGGCAACTCCGATGGAACGGTGATCGTTGCGGCGGCGACGGTGTTTGCGTGGCCGAGCACCCCACCCCGCCAGATTTTCCAGAATCCTGCGTACGCGGTCCCATCGGCGCGCAGGGCTGAGAATGTCACCTCGTCGGGATCGTAGTCGCCGGAGGTTGTCATGTACACGAGTGGGCTGGTGCAGGATATGCGGGGCAGGGCGAGTATGTCTGAAGGACCCCGCGGTCTGCTTATGACCTGGGATTCAGTCAAAACGGGCACAACGGTGAATTCATCCACCGCCTCTACTGTAACCTTGACGGTCTTTTCGTTGGATCCATGGTTCACGCTTACGACGCGGACGGTCGTTGAGATGCCCATGATGGCCAGTTCTGAAAAAGTGCGGTAATCGCCTGGCTTGACAGACAGGTCGGTGCATTCAAAATGGTACTCGTATGCCGCGTCGCGGTACCAGTTTGCGCGCAGGATTGACACGCGCGCGGCTGTCGTGGCATCGCCCACATAATCAAGCGTAATCTGTTCGCGCTTGGTGGTGAGTGCGACGTTCTCGCGGATAGCCTTCCCAAGATCGCCCTTGACTGTGGCGGTCCCGGTTATGTTCAGTTTTTTAATAGTGCATCCGCCGGATGAGTACAGGCGCAGTTTTGCCTTTTTACTTTCTGGGGTGAATACCTGGGCAGTCGGGACACTGCCGGCGCTTACCTCGACGACAAGAGCCGCGCTTTGTGTGTCGATTATCTCGTAGTTGTCGATCTTGTATTCCGCGTCGACCGAGTGTGTGGCATCAGCTCCATTTGGATAATATCCTCCAGGAGGTATGACGATTGTCGCTTCCTGCAAATCCGTTCCGCCCGTGGTGTCGGAGAAAACAACCTGGGCAGTCATGGTCTTTGGAGGATAGTAGGAGACATCGACAGCCTCGACGCTTTCCTCCCGGCGCTCTATGTCGTAGCCTTCGGCTATGTTCCCGGCTGCTCCGGAGGAGAACGAGAGGGCCGCGGTAATGCTGGCAGGTCCCAGATCATACAGGTGGACAACGCCCGATTCATCCACATACGCGGTATATCCATTTTCAGACAACAGCTTTTCGATTACCGCCCGGAATGTGGGGGCTGATCCTGTAGTTGTGTCCACGGCAAACGCGGCAATCGGGATGGCAATGGCGTCAAGGCTGAGTGATGCGTCGGCGAATCCGGCACGGTAGAAAAGCTGGTGGAGGATGGATAGTGATTTCGTCGTTGGATTGGAAACGTTGCAGGATCTCATGACAAGAAGTGATCCGTTGAAGGTGCGATCCAGAGTATACCAGGCATCCACACATTCGATCGCGAAGGACTCTGCGCGGATATGCCCTATTTTTGCCTTATGGGTAGGCCTGATTATCCCGGTGAAATAATCGGAAGAATCCTTGTGGATACGAACAGGGACATCAGATGTCGCTGATAGAAATTGATTGATAAGTGACTGGTCGCGTACGATCTTGAAGCGGGCGGTGTCGATCACAGGTTTCAGGTTTTTGTGTATCGCCCGGGTGCTTGAGACCGGCAACCTGCCGTACAGCTTCGTGGATATATCCACCCACCCGCTGCCAAAATCAACCTCTACCTGGTACGACATTACGCCATCCCCAGCACGCCGGCCGATCTGAGCTCGCGCCCGATCATGAGTGAAAAGTCACGGATTCCGCCCTCGCCAACCAGGGCTTCGGTGTTGATAGTTACATTTACGGTGATGTCCCTGGGAGCGGAATAGGAAGCCGCCGCTCCGGATGTGGTTGGAACCACTCCGCCGGTTACCGTCGAGCCTCCGGCGGCAATAACATCTTCAAGGTCTATTTTTTGCAGTGTCTGCGTCTCAAACCAGCGCAAAGGATCTATCTTTGTAGCCGCCTTTGCCGCGTCAGCTTTGCCTCCAAAACCTTTACCAATGTTGATGTAGTCGTCGATCCATTCAAGCATTTTCCAGACGCCAAGCATGATAAAGTTTATGGCTATCGACATTCCATCGGCTAGCATATTTAGGCTGTCGCTAAAGAACTCGAATATGGGAAGAAGCAAATTATAAGAAAACACAAACATTTCGGTAAACGCTTGGATCACCGGGGTCAATATATTGAATACCGGAATCAGTAATTGACCTATGAGCTGGCCGATGATATTAAGCTGTCCGAACAACGGAGCCAGCAGACTGTTTATGACGGGTGCCAGCACCTGCATGATGCCTTCGAATATCTTTGTAAGCGCAAGGATGACTAGGCCGATCGGACCGGACGCGGCGACGATCGCCATTACAACCTCGCCAAGCTGGCCCATGTTGGATACGACGGAAAGTATGGAGTTGCCGAGTCCATCCAGAAACGAGGTGTCAATGGCTGGCACATCGGATCCAGGGTAGTCTTGGATCAAATCACTGATATTGCCAGGACCTCCCTTCGCCGGGTCCGAGTTGCGATAATCAGCCTGGCCTCCGTGGCCTATCCCGCCAACGCCCATTCCGGGATCCTGCTGCTGGTAGCCAAGTTCCTTGACGCCCTCTTTCATGGCAGTCTCGATGTCCTTGGCAAACTGGTAATTCACATCCTGCAGGGAAGAGACGAAATTCTCAAAGGTGTTCGCATTTTCATCCGCATACCCAAGGAGAGCATCCCCCGTTGCAGTACCGCCGACAGCTCCGGAATCACTTTCTAGCGCTTTGAGCTGACCCCTGAGCGCTTCGGCTTTTTCTGTGAGCTGGTCGATTTTGCCTATGAAAGCCTGTTGTATTGGACCCTGTTTGTAGGCATCCACAAGCTTCGCCCAGTCCTTTGTCCACGCCGCTCGTTCTCTGGCCTGTCCAGCCTCATCAGGGTTCTTATACTGGTATCGTGCATCTCCTGACAACTGCATGGTTTGTAGCCACTGGTCAAAGAAACCCAATCCAGGCAGTGTTTTTATATCGTTTACCTGGGCGGTCCTCGTCATTTTTAGTTCGAGCACAACCTTTTCAAGCTCTTCCTCTGCTGTCCGCTTCTCGCCTTTCTTTGAAAGTTCCCGGTATCGGTTCATTTCTGATATTGCGGTAGTCCATTTTGAGATTATGCTTTCAACGAAGGTGAGAAACGGGCTGGCGACGGGCGCGAACGCTCCGGCTATGGCGGCTTTCAGGTCATCCAGGCTGTTTTTGAAATTCTCGATGCGGACAGACATGGAACCGCCCAGCTCGTCGGCAAGGCCGCCGTATTGCTTGGCGACTATGTCGATGGCTGCCCCCGATTTAAGTTCCTCTTCGGTCAGGTCTTTCAGGGCGGGTATGAGGGTGTTCAGCCGTCCCTCGGATCCGGAAAAGGTCTTGTTCAGTTCCTCGACGGAGGTGCGCAGGTCCTTTCCGGTTACCACAGACATATCGGCGGCGGCGGAGATTAACTTTTTTATTTCCTCTTCGGTACGGCCGGAGGTTGCCAGCAGCGCTGTCATGGAAAGCACAGCTTCGTCATCGGCTCCGGTCTTGAGCGCGATGGCCGATGCGTATTCGCGCAGGCTGGCGGCGGATGAGCTGGTCAGCTGGGTCGAGGTTTTCATGGCGGCGTTGAAGGTGAGGATGGCGCGTTCCTGCTCGGCGTATTCGGTGATGAATTCATTCACCGTGGCGGCCACGGCCTTGACGGCGCGCACCACGTCCCCGGCGGTGACTACCACTCCGGAGAATGCGCCCTTGGATTCCTCGCCCAAGAGCTTAAGCGCGGCGGCGGCGTCCCGTGCGGCTTTGGAGACGTATTCCTTTCCCTTGATCTCTACGGTCGACGTACTCATGCCCCCACCTTCGCGTTGCGCCTTTTAACCAGCTGGTGCCTGATGATGGTATAGATCATCAGATCCCGTGCAGGTTGGGCCCGGTACGCTCCCGCCTCCGGCAGGTGCCGCAGCGTACCGTCCCCGTCTATCATCTCCACCAGGTCATACACCCATGGCCCCCAGGCGATCATGGCCGCATGGGGGTCTATTCCTCCGACATCCCCGCTTTCGCTTCCGAATCGGGATCCGTCAAAGACCCAGTCGGTAACGTCGGCGATGAGCTGGGTGTCGGCAGCACTAAAGGGAGGTTTTTCTCCCGGACGATTTCCAGTATCTCGTTGGCCACGTCCTTGTATTCGATGATCTCCCGCGCCCATTCGACACAGGCTGGTTCCTGGTCGCCCAAGAAATTATGCTCCGCGATTCCGTACGCGATGCGCATGACGTCCTCTTCCACGTGGCCGATCATGTCGGCGGTGGCCCCCTGCATGACCTTGATGGCGATTTCCTTCTTGGCGTCATCGGATATTCCGCCCGTCATCTTGTCGGCGTCTGATACCACGGCATCCTTGAATCCGTCCATCATGGAGGCGGCGACGGCCTTGGATTTGGCCATTGCCCTGGTCTGGGCGGCCAGTATCTCGGCCTCCCCCTGCTTGGAGAACCTGCGGGGGCGCACCCAGTACCCGGGAATGGTTTTCAGTTCGGTCCGCTCGCCGATGGTTACCCGATCGGCGGCTATCTTCCAGTTGATCTTTTCCATGGTCTCCCTTAGTACGCGCCGGAATCGGATGTGAGGATATGCACCGTGATCGGCGGCTCGTAGTTGGTGGCAAGCCCGGGGTTGAAGGCCTTGAATTTCAGGCTGATGTCCAGGCTGTCCCCGTTGGCCTCGTTTGTCACCGTGGAGATCTCCGCGTATGGCATTTCGATAAGCATGAGGGAACGGACGTTTCCGGAAGCCTCGGCCTCGAAGTAGAGGAACTGGATCGCGGTGATCTCACCGGAAACCGCTTTGGCTCTTTCAAGGATGGAGGTCGCGTCCAGGCGCAGGGTCATGTCACCCTCTACGGCGAACTTGCCCCGCTGGTGGTACGCCCGGTCAAGGGAGTCCTGGCCGTAGCCGTCCGCATTGTGGTTGTTCGCGATCTTCACGGAGTGCTTGCGCACGTAGGCGTACTTGACCCCGGCGATGGAGGTGAAACCACCACCGAACAGGAATGGCTTTGCGCTTGGGATTGCCAGGACAGATGCTACCTGTCCAGCCGTTTCCTCCATACCAAGGACATTCAGTGTCCCTTCGACATCAGCCTTGAGGGCTGCGGACATTTCCAGGGAATCCAGGGCGTTGCCGTCGTACAGGTAATTGTCCTGGAAACCGTCCCGCTGGATAGAGTAGGTAGCCCGCTCCGATCCGATGGCAAGGTCCGGATAGAACCGGTGGTGGTGCAGGCCTGACCCGGCGGCGGTGAGAAACAGGAAAGCCCACTTGCCTTTTGCCTGCATGGTTACCCCCACCACGGAGGTGATGAGTGCCGCCCCGGATCCGGTTACGAGCACCGCTTCATAATTGGCATAGGCATCAATGACGGATACCAGTTCGGCCAGGGTATCAACCGTGATGGCTGTAAGCGTTAATGTACCAGAGGTACCGAACGCGGCATCATTTGCCTCAGCGCCGGCTACCCCTATTTTGGAATTTATCGTTTTTCCTGACAGGTCAGTGGTGATCTTGCAGGAATCGGAGGTCCCTGTGTACCTCATGCGCACGACACCGACTATCTCTGCCGGGGTGCCCTCGCTTCCAAACACACCTTTAAGCACATGGCCGAACCCGGCGCATGGCCGCGGCGAAAGGGGGATTGGTCCCTTGACGTCTGCCGAAACGGCATACTCCCCGGAAGCCATGGACAGGCCCGCAATAAGCGGGTCTTCCTTCTTGGCAATCTCACGGTCGAGCCCGCCGATATCACGGATGGGAAGCACGGCGGCGCGTGCCACTGCCGTCCCCGGAGTACTTTCCTTGCCTATCGTGTATTTCACACTTTGTCTGAGCGGCATTTTCGCGCCCTCCTTTTAGTAGTCGACTTCACCTTTCAACAAAAACTGCACGACGGCCCAGCCCCTGGACCCATCTGGTTCTATTCCCTTGTCTGCCCGCACCGGCCATAACTCGAAAGTGTCCACACTCCAACTGCCGGCGCTCGATGCCAGGTCAACGACTGCGTCCAGATACCGTTCAACCACGACGCTGAGCCGTTCCGGCTTTGAGTCGGCGGCGAAAACGAGTACATCCACCATGCCGGTGATCTGCATCGCTCCTTGCCCCGTTATCTCGAAATCAGCCGATTCGAAATTGACCGCCGCGCAGGGGAAGTACTGGACATCCACCTTGACGGTCTTCTCTATTTTCTTGAGCACCGGCGCCGCAACGGCTTTCCCGGCATTGGCCTGGATAAGGCGCAGGGGCAGTTCCGCCTTGACGTAGGCCACGAAGCTGTCCACCATCCGCTCTACCGGTGATAAGGTCATGCCAGCTGCGCCTTTTTGATTTCGGCATCCATGACCGATTCAACCTCGGCTTTGGTAGCCGCGTCCCAGCCAAAGGATCCATAGGACGCCGACATGAACGGCCGCTGCCTGCCCTCCACCTTCTTGGTAAAGACCCAGTGCCCGTCCTTGTCCACGAAGAACAGGACCTTTTTATTTTTAGGGGTAATGGTATACCCGCCTGGATGCTCGAATATGTTGGCAAGTTTCACCGGGCGCCCGTCTTCCTGGTTGCCCATCTTCTCGCCCACGAGGTACACGTTCTTATGCTTCTTGTCCTTGTAGACGACCAGCCGCTTGTTCAGGGATTCGGCTCCCCGGCCTCCGTCGATCATCTGCCCGGCCAGATAGTTGGCGCGCATGTGCGCCCGGTACCTGCGGCCAATGCGCGAAAGGATGAAATTCAGGATACGCGATTGGGTGCGCGGGTCGCCGAATTGGGCAAGCGCCGGTCCCACCGTGTCCTCGATGCTCAGGGTGAGTTCGATCATGCGTGCTTCCTTTCGAAATCGCCCAGCGCGGTACGCACGTGCAGGGGGATGTCGGTCTCGTAGGATACGGAAACACGGTCGGCAGAGTATTCGCCTTTCTTTCCGATCTGGCCGGGAGAGGCGTACCGGCTTTTGAGCCAGTCCACGTACTCAAGGCAGGCAGCGTTCAGGACCGGATAGTGCAGGTGCCCAGTGTCGTAGCCCAGTTCTGCCACCAGCTTCACGACGCGGATCATGCCTTCGCACACGAATACATCCGAGTAGAGCGTTATCCTTCCGGATTCGGAATCGACGTAGTATCCGGATGGGTCAATCAGCGAGTCGGCCGCGAATACGCGGTTTTCATCCACGTGCAGGGAAATGACGGAATTGATGGGCCATTCGGGAACGATAAGCGTCTGGCGTCCATTTCCGTCAAGAAAGAGCGTCGTGTCACGGGCGGCAAGAAGCCTGCGCGTGAACAGCTCGATCTTGGCCGATGCCACGTTTATCAGATTCTCGACGACGGTCTGTTCCGTGTCGTCGTATCCGAACATGGCTTTGGCGTTGGCGAATGTGGCTAGCGCGTTCTCGTTCAGTGCCATTTGCTATCCCCTGCGCTCTTTGGGCTCTTTCCTGGTGGCGGTCTCGTGTTCCCGCACCCGGGCGCTTTCGCCAGGCTGTATGGCTGCCGTATCGGCATCGACTGTGGCCCCAATGACCCTTGCCTGCCGGAGCCGTTGCTCCCGGTTGCCTGTGGCCTCGACCGTGTCGCCCGGATTCTTCCATCCGTCGGTATCGGAAAAGCCCTTGATGACTCGATATTTCATGCACGCTCCTTGAGAGGGAGACCCCGCAGGGCCTCCCCATTATTTTCTAGACCAGTACGTCAGCCTTCGCGGCGGCTACGAACTGTTCGGGGGTGTAGCGTCCGTCCCCGCGCACCAGGGCGGCCCCGGTGAGCATGGCGGCCGAGTTGGTTACCCGGATGGCCACGTGGCAGAAGCCGTTGACCTTGTCCAGGAACTGGGCATCGCATTCCACGTACCCTACGGCGCGGGCCGTGGAGGGAACGCCAACGTCCCCGGCTCCGGCGGCCAGGTCGATCGATATGTCTCCCGGTTCGTCGGCGGTGAGGGTGAGTACCCCGGCATTCGCGGCGGCACGCACACCAGGCACTCCGAGAGTGGCATGGTTGATCTTTGCCGCGAGGTTTGCCGTCGATGCGGTTGCATCGGCACCGATCGCGTAGGTGCGGGAGGTCGGGACGTCGGCGGCGGCGGCGGTGAACACCAGTCCGTTGATGGTGTAGATATCGCCGGCCACATGGACAGCACCACTTGTAAGCAGCGCGGCCGCGACCTTGGCATTGGCCGTGATGGTTGCGGCGTTGTTGGTCACAACCTTTGCACCGGTACCCTGGGCGTCCTGTGCCTGCATTACCTGCAGTACCGACGTAGCCGCGGCGGCCATGGCTCCCAGCTCGACGATGAACAGGGCCTTGCGGTGCCTCGCCATCCCGAAATATTCGCCCGTTCCCGCGCCGTTAAGGCTTATCGGGGTAAGGGCGGTATCGATCTTGAGTCTTTCGCTCAATCTCATTGTTTCAGTCTCCTCTCGTAGTGATGGCGGGAGCTTGCGCCCCCGCCGGGGCGGTTACTGCAGGACCACGAACGGGGATACCTGGGTGACTCCGTCACGCTGCAGGAGCGGGGAGGTAAGCCAGGGCTGGCCGTCGACGTTCCAGAACGCCTTGATGATGGTCCGGTTCGAGGTGAAGAGCGGGTGCTCGGACGCCTGGACGCTGATGCCCGATCCGTCCTTGACCAGGTAGTAGTCAAGGTCGATAAGCACCAGGTCGCCTTGCGTTCCCAGCGCCGGGCTCTGGTCGTTGATCAGGAGCGGGAATCCAAGGAGGGTTCCCGGAGCACCTTCACGGGCGCTCGGCTGCCAGATCAGGTTGTTGCCCGCGTCGACCATGGTCATCAGCTGGGGCAGACAGGTCTGGGAGGCTACCCACACGAGGGATCCACCGAACTTGGCCATGGAGTACATGGCGACGATATCGGTGTAGGCGATCGCGTTCGCGCCGGCTCGGGCGCGGTTGAGGGTGGAGGGATGGCCAATGATGCCCAGGGGCTTGCCGATACCGTCGCCACGGAAGAACACGTCTTCCTCGGCTCCCTGTATCGCCTTGCGCAACAGGCTGGTGGCCAGAGCGCCGGCGGCTGCGGAGTTCCGCAGGAGCTTGTCGGTGAGGACGATGTGGGCCGCGACTTCCTGGGGTTCCAGGCGGATTTCGCGGAAGGTGGGATCCGGGGATTGCGGTTTCAGGCCGCCTTCGGCGATCCACTGCACCACGACGCCGGAGTAGACGCCCAGCACGCCGCCCTGGTCAAGGGCGGGGATGGTGATGGCCGCGTCGGGGGGAGACCCGGCGGGTATGACCTGGGCGCGGGGCCGGAAAATCGCGGCTCCGGGCTCGACCATGCGGATGGCATCGGAGTGCTGTTCGGGTACCAGGAAGCCGCCAGCGCCGCCGACACCCATGGACATGTCACGCTTCTCGCCCCGCTCGGAGGGTGATCTGCGCTGCAGGGCCGGGTCGGTGGGATTCCAGCGGATGGTCTGGAGGAAGTCGCCGAACTCCCGGATCTCGTTGGGGCCGGGTTCCCTGGTGGATGTCTGTTCCATCTCGACACCCTGGAGGCGTTCCTCGCGTTCGATTTCCGCGTTGCGGTTGTCGACTTCGGACATCAGGGCGGTATAGGACGCCTGCTCTTCGGTGGAAAGCGATCGGCTTTCGGCCTTCGCTTTTTCGTGGATGGCGCGGGCCTCGTCAAGTTTTACCTTGAGGGCGCGCCTGAGTTCCATGATGTTAACCATGTGTGTTTCCTTTCTCTCGGAGTTGGATGTCGCGTTCGCGCGTTTCGATCTCAAGATCGATCCGTGCCCTATCGGATTCAGCCTCGTCCGCCTGGCTCACGGCTGGTTCCTGCCTTGTCTTTCCGCTGTAGGCGATTTCCTTGCTGCGCGCCTGGATCTCCGTGCCTTCGTAGGCCGGATACGCTACAGGCGAGTAGTCAAATATTTCCCCGAATTCGGTGATCTCCCGAACGTCGATGTCGATCCCGTCGACCTTCTCGATGTCCCAGCGCTGCCCGTTTGGGGCGACATCGAAGGCGAAGGACATCTTGTCTATCGTGCCCGTCTGCACCGCTTCGAATCCGTCGCGGCCCCACCTGGTCTTGGACACGTCAGCGATGATCTTGACGCCGTGGTCGTCCTCGGTTACCGTCAGGGTTCCGTTGCTTCGTCGGGCCATGGGCTGGTCGCGCATGTGGTTCCACAGGACGAGTTCGTTCGACCTGGTGAGCGCGTTCTTCGCCGCGCCGCGGGCAATCGTTTCTTTCCAGCATCCATACATGACGCAGGGCTGGTCGTAGACGATCGGGTACCCTTCAATGATCATGGCTCCGTCCTCGCGCTTTTCAGAGCGGAGTTCCTTCATTTCGAAATATCTGCGTTCGGCGTTCATATCATGCCTCCGGTAAAATGGGCTGCCATTTCTGTGGCCCGTGCGCTCCGTGTTTCGTCGAAGCGCGCCTGGAGCGCTTCGGCTCCGGCATCCGCGACGCTGTCAATTTCCTGGTATCTTGATTGGGCGTATTTTTCTGAATAATCCAAAATGAAGTCTGGTTCCCAGCCTGATACCAAAGCTGCCGGGTTTAGCTGGCTTACGACAAAGTCGCGGTGCTCCATGTAGAATCCGGCGAGCCATGAGCGAAGGGCGGCAGGTGCAAGCTTGCGGGCCTGGCGCATGACGTCGGCCTCTTCCCTGCGCAGGATTCTTTTGGCCGCGTCCAGATAAAGCGGGGCAAGGCTGCGTGCGCTGTCTTTTGCCGTACCTTCTTTCGGGGTTGCGTCCGTGCCTTCGTCCTGGTTGTCATCCTGCATCTTGGTGGCGTCGGTCATATTCAGGGGCGTGACGTAGATATCACCGCCGTCGATGGGATTCATGTTTTCCAGCTCACGGACATCGTTCACGCTGAGCCAGCCCCACTGGCGTCCCACCGCGTAGGAGCCGTAGCGGCTCTTGATGTCACCGCGCAAAAGCCCGTCAACCGCGAATTCAGGGAAGTAATCCCGGCGGTCCTTGGGATCGATGAGCTTCGCGCTGGTTTCCTGTTCCCATGCGACCAGGTAGGGACGCATGGTGTACACCACAAACCCGATTCCCTGCTGCTCGACTCCGGTTCCCCAGGAGCTGGTCTTTTCGGTATCGCCGATCATGTGGGGAGGGACGCCGTACAGGCGTGCGATATCGGCAACCTGGAACTTGCGGGTTTCCAGGAATTGGGCTTCTTCCGGAGCGATGCCCACTTTCGTGAACTTCATTCCTTCTTCCAGAAGCATCAGCCGGTGTGCCTTTCCCAGTCCCTCATACTTTTCGTTGAGGCTTTCTTTCAGCCGGGCGTGGGCTTCGGGTGAAAGTTTCTGCGGATGCTCGGCCACGCCGCCGGGGTTGAGTCCGTTTCCGAAGAAGCTTGCTCCAAAGGTCTCGGCCGCGATGGAAAGCCCTATCGCTTCCCGCGCCATGCCTATGGGTGAAAGCCCTTTCAATCCGTCAAGGCTCAGTCCCATGATGTGCCACACCTGGTATGGCGGAAGCTTCTTGGTCGTTCCGTCGGGGAGTTTTATTTCGTAGAACAATTCCCGCTTTTCCAGCGTCCGCGAAGGTGTGCACAGCCAGGCCGGTATCGGCCACAGGGCCACCGGTTCGCCGAATCGGTCAAACTCGATTTCCGCGTAGCCGTTTCCCCACAGGCAAAGGTGGGACATGATCAGGGACCTGAACTGGAAACTGGTCTGTTCGCTGTTCGGACTGTCGTGCAGGATCCTGTACATCCGGTGGTCTGCGGCCCGCTCCTTTCCGCGCGGTTTAAGTCGGCGGTACAGGTGCAGCGGCAAGGAAGCCAGTGTCCAGGACAGGATGCGTACGCAGGCAAATACGGCGGTTACCCGCATGGCGCTTTCTTCCGTGACGGTTACCCCGGATGCTACCGGGAAATACGATGATGAGCGCGGCAGGCCGGTGTCCTTGTCCAGCCAGGTAATGAATCGGTTGCGTATTTCCTTGATCAAAAACCGGGGAATGTTCATAAGGCTATAACCCCCCGCTCTTCGTAGACCGACGCGCCGTTATCACCCGAATGGCGGATGCTCCGGTCAAGGGCCATGATCAGGGCAACCATGCCGTCAATGCGCTCGGTGCTTTTTTCCTTGTCCGGTTTCAGGTTGCCCGCAGGGTCCTTGCGCACGACCATGTTGTCAGCCATCCATTCCAGCACCGGGTTTCCGTTGTGCCGGAGCTTGTGGCCAAGGACGAGGGTCAGCAATTCCTTGGTGGGTGCGGACATCGAGATGAATCCCTGGCCGAAAGGAACCATCGTCGCGCCGTCGTCGACCAGATCCTGGACGAGTTGCGAGGCGTTCCACCGGTCGTAGGCGATTTCAAGGAGCTGGTATTTCTGTCCAAGGTCGATTATTTTCTGCCGTATAGCCTTGTAGTCGATGACGTTCCCGGGTGTGGCATACATGTATCCCTGGTCAACCCACGTTTCGTAGGGAACTCCGTCACGTTTTGCCCGCTCCCTCATGGAGTCTTCCGGTATCCAGAAATGCGGAACGACGTCAACGAAGCCGTCATCGGTCGATCGGACCATGAGGAACGCGGCAATATCGGTGGTGGACGCCAGGTCAAGCCCGCAGTAGAATTCCTCGCCGTCGTAATCAAGGTCTTCCATGGGCGGGCAGGCGTCCCAGTGTTTCATGGGGATGAACCGCGATTCCTGCTTTACCCACTGGTTAAGGTGGAGCTGCCGGAAGGTGTTCTCAAGGGCCGGCGTCTGCTGGGCCATGGCGCAGTCCTCGCGCACGCTTTCCAGGCTGAGGGTCTGCCCGATGGATGGGTTGCATTTCTTCCAGGTTGATTCCGCCGTCCAGTCGTCCTCGTCGTCAGCGTAGTAGAGGATCGGGAGGAAGCTGGGATCCTCGACAATGCCGTCGCGTACCTTGCGCGCGTAGTCGTGGATCTCCCAGCAGATGGAATGCCGGTCGTATCCTGCGGTGGTTATGGAAAAATAGACCGGCTGACGCCTTGCGGCTCCGGATCCCATGGTGAGTACGTCCCATAATTCTCGGTTAGGCTGAGCATGAAGCTCATCGAAGATGACACCGTGGGTATTGAATCCGTGTTTGGTGTGGGCGTCGGCCGACAGGACGCGGTAGAATCCGCCGTTGTTGTGGAAAATGCGCTTGGTCGAATCTATGATCTTGCAGCGCTTGGAGAGGGCGGGAGAATTCCGCACCATGTCGGCGGCTACGTTGAATACGATTGACGCCTGATCCCTGTCAGCCGCGGCCGAATAGATTTCAGCACCCTGTTCGTTGTCGGCGAAAAGCAGCTTGAGCGCAATTCCTGCGGCCAGCTCGGATTTTCCGTTCTTCTTCGGGATCTCGACATACACGCGCTTGTATTTCCGTGAACCGTCCTCGTTGACGGTTCCGAAAAGCCTTCCTATCACTTCCTGCTGCCAGGGCAACAGGTCAAACGGCACGCCAGCCCAGCGTCCCTTGGTGTGCTTCAGATAACGGGGGAACCAATCTATGGCGCGCTGTGCTACAGCCTGGTCATACCCCATCAGTCTAGATCCTCTCCGTCCCCATCCCCCGCATCCGGCAGCTGGATTCGTCCACGCGACGAAGGAGTAAAACCGAACTGGATAGAAAAATCCTTGATCAGCTTCATGGCTGTATTCGAAATGGCTATTTCCGGCCGAGCCATCAGATACCCGTTCGGCGACATGAAGGTAAGACCCTCGTCTTTCAGGATCCGCTGCGAGGCAATGAACTGCGAGTAGGCCGCACAGTAGCAGGCAAACGCGGCGAAGTCCGCCGAAGTCATGAGCCCGAGCCGCACGATTTCCGGACCTATTCTTTTCCATTCCCGCCTGGCGTTTTTGTCCAGGGAGGATGGGCAAGGCGGTAGTATCGGTTTGAAGTGGGGTGTTTCCGTTTTTATTTTCCGGTGTCCCGGATTCCCCTCGGCTTTTACAAGCTCGATGGGCCGGGGGGCTGGTCCTCGTAAACCCATGCACTAGAACCCCCCCCCTGAAAACTCGCGGTCACTAATGAGAGCCCAACACGCACGGTATGTC